AACTTCAGCAAGAACTTTCTTGTCGTAATCAACTTTTTCAATCTCAAGAATATTTTCAATTCTCTTCATAAACTTAGCAGCTAACTTAGACTTATCTTTAGAATGGATTGAAAATTCAAATACAGTAAGACGCGAAATAAGTGGTCCATTTAATTTGTGTTGATAATTACAAGTAATAATAAATCGACAGTTCTTAGAAAATTCATTAATAGCATTTCTCAATCCCAACATCATAGCAGGCGATAAACCATCGCCTTCATCGATAATAACAACCTTCATACCACCAGAAAGAGAAACTGTTGAAGCGAAAGTATTAATCTTTCCTCGTAGAACATCAATGCCGTTTTCATCAGAACCTTTAATAAATAAAACATCACAATCTAATTCCTTACACATTGCCAAGGCAACTGTAGTTTTGCCAATACCAGGCTTTCCTGATAGAAGCATATTAGGAATATCTTTCTTCTCAACAAAGTTCTTAAAAGCATTCTTTGTTTCATTAGGAAGAATACACTCATCAATAGTTTGTGGTCTGTATTTTTCCGACCAGATTGAAAATTCTTTTTTCATAAAAACCTCATATTATAAAATGAAAAACAGCAGTATATTTTTATTATACTGCTGATCAGATATACATCAAAATACATTGATAATTAGAACTTAGAATCGCCTTCTGCGGCGATAAAGTATTTCAAATCAGAACGCATATTCTTGAAACACGTAATACCTTTATTTGAGATTGTTACTTGATAATCACCTTCCATCATCTTAAGATTAGTAATCTTTAGATAAACACTAAATGTTTTATCAAAGGTTGCATTTGTATGCGAAGACCAAGTATTGGTAGAAGAATTTGTCTTATCGAGTACATTAATATGTACACCAGAATCAGATGAAGTGAATTGTAAATCATCAACACTTAGAATTGATGATGCCTTATTAATCCGCTTTAAAGTATCTTCAGAAAGTTGAAATGTAATATCTTCTGATGGCATCGTAATTCGCTTGCTTGGCGAAGCGATAAGATCAGAATTACAATAAAAGATCTTAGTTACATCTGATCCTGTCGAGATCTTAAGATGATTATCGAAAAATTCGATCGAAGGATTATCAAACATACTAGCCATAAAACTCAGTAATTGACGCACATCGTAGATCGCAAAATCTACAGGAAATACATCAGGAACAATCGCCTCAGCAAGTACGGTCTTGCCTTCAGTCATGGTACGGATCTCAGATCCAGATTTAATAACAATTCCGTTATTAATTGTTGCAAAATTACTTAGAACCTTTGTTGTAAAGGCGTCAAGATGAATCGCATTTGTTTTTGTTTTTGTTGCCATATTTTATACCTTCAATTTATTATAAACTATATCTTAGTTTCTATCAATACTTGTTTCTAAAATCTTTGGAAAATATTTCTTAATGAAATTCTTATTCAAGTTCTTGAATGGATTCTTTTTTTGAATAAGATTATTAAACACAAAATCAGATTCTTCTGCGTGCATACTTTCTAAGATTTGAATTAGTTTAACTTTCTTTCGATCTGGATCCAGCGGGGACTTTTTCTGAAAGATGTATAACCTCTTAATTTCGTGATCTAAAGTTGAATCAGATATTCCTGCTTTGTTGTGTTTTGTGTTATAAATTACATTCTTAAATTTCTCGAATTCAATATTCTCATTATGAAATATTGCTAAGACTTTTGCGACTGCAGGTCGCATATTCTTCTTCATATATTCAGCTCTCTCTTCTGAGTTCTGAATTTTATCTGCTTCTTCTAGTATCTTTTGCGCTGGTTTCTGAAACATTAAAAATCTCCAATATTATTGAGTAATGCTTTCAATCCATTCCTCATAAGATATTTATACACATTCGTAGAAGTTGCTTCAATCGGTTTATGAATTTCATCTAAGACTTGTTTTTCTAATGTTTCTGGAATATAATCAAAGTCTATTAGATACTTATTTCTCATAAATCCACGATACTCTGTTTCAGAAAGAATTGACTGAGGATTTTTAGTTGACATAATAAGATCAATCTTCTTTTTAGTTAGTCTCTTCTGTCTCTTATTATTATTCACGAAAGTATCGTCATCTGATAAGAAATTCGGGATACCATCGCCACCATCACCAGTTAAGATCTTCTCAAGTAAGAATGATTTCGGATTAGATTCTCTAATCCAAGATTTAGAAATAGTAGAATATTGTGCAACGTTCGAATACTTTTGCAACTGAACGAAGTCTTTATCTCCAGAAACAATTAAAATCTTCTCTGTTTCGTGATAGTGTTTTGTTAGAACCGCAATAATATCGTCGGCTTCAGCAGTATGAATTTCTAGATAATGATAAGGAAAGTTATCCTTAATTTCTGTCTTAATTTTATTAATTGTCTTGAAGATCGCATTCCAATCAAAGATAGAAGCGTCACGTGATCTCTTTCTATTCGCCTTATAATGTGGGAATAGTTCCTTTCTCCAATAGTTAAAAGAATCTGAGCAGATTATAAGTTCGCCGTATTCTTCTGAAAATTTAGATCTTACCGATCTGATGGCATTTAAGATCATATGTCGTAGGAAATCTTCCTCAACATTATCGTCTTTTGATATATTAATTTGTTGCATCAAATTTGATACAACTATTTGGTTAAGATCCAGAAGAATCATATTTTATTTTCCTTTACAATTATTTAGCAAAGACTTATATCTGAAAAATACGCATCTTCATATATATCAAGACATTCGATTAATATAAGTCCTATTTCTTCCATGCATTCAGAAATTTCTGGTGTAACAATTCCTTCTTCGACTAAGATTGTTTCATCCTGGCGATATTGGCATTTCATCCCTGAACAATAGTAATCAAGATAATCTTCTTTTTTAGAAAACCAAACCCTTCGAATAGATGATACAAATTTTCCGGCACTTCTCCAAGAGTATCTATATTCTCGATTATCAGAATCGACCCAAACGGTATTACATAATGCAGCATAGAAATTCTGAGCGAATACATAATCTGAAAATTTGTGCAAAAATGTTGATTCTACAACTCTGTTAAGAAAAATTGAAGAAGAAGTTAATTCTTCCATCAGCGTTTTATTTTTGTTATTTGTCATAATTTTATTAGGATTACATTAAAGAAAACTGTCAAGTGTCTTACAGAAAGTTACTTTCTTAGATTTCGTAGATATGGTATTATTTATGGTTGGTTCTTCACAAATTAGATCTAATTTTGCCATCGCCTCATCCTGAAGTATTTCCCAATTTGTACGCCATCCCAACCCTTTATCATTATTTGATGCTTTTGCGTTATGTACATCTACGCTACAATTTCTCATATCTTGATTTCGTATATTAATATCTGGTTTATTTTGAACTCCAGATTTAACATAGATTTTAGATAGAGGGACCCATTTCTTTACAATCTTAGAATTGATGTCGCCTTCTATTTCAAAATCCCAAACAATTTTACCACGCACATATCTTTCTTGTTCGCCGAATACAGTCTTAACTACTTTAGCAACTTGAGCAGTCTTTCTTGATTCAAATTCTGTTTTCATAATTATATTATTTAGACCTAGACCCAGACCTAGACCAAGACTCAGACCCAGACCAAGACCCAGACCTAGACCAAGAATAAGACCCAGACCAAGAATAAGACCTAGACCAAGAATAAGACCCAGACCTAGACCAAGAGCAAGACCCAGACCCAGACCAAGAATTATTATTTCTTTTGTAGATTGATTTTTTAATCATAATTTAATTACCACAAGACCTAGACCTAGACCCAGACCTAGACCTAGACCCAGACCTAGACCAAGACTCAGACCCAGACCCAGACCAAGAATAAGACCCAGACCAAGAATAAGACCCAGACCCAGACCTAGACCAAGACCAAGAGCAAGACCCAGACCCAGACCAAGAATTATTATTTCTTTTGTAGATTGATTTTTTAATCATAAAAAATGATGGGTGGGAATTTCACCCACCCAATTATTACTAACCTTCTAACCTTCCTTACCTACACCAAAAGACTCAATCGCAGTCTTCTGAATGTACCAGATGCTAGTCGGAAGATTCTGAGCATCCTTGTACTTCTTCTCACTGAGGGGACCAGTCTCATAAACGATTCGTGCAGCATCTAGCTTAATACATTCATCGTTTACACCCACAAGCGTACCAGCATAGATGTAATTCGCACAGAATACCATCACATGCTGACCTAGAAGAGCCATGAACCCTTCCTTTTCAACCTCAACAACATTAACAAGTGTCTTCATAATTATCCTTTACCTTTATTATACTAAATTTTGCTTCTCAAACCAATCTTTATTTTGCGGGGAACTAATTCCCCGCTTCAGCAGCAACTTCCTTGCTCTTGCGCTTCGCAATCTCAGCCTTCGCCTTTTCGAACAACTCCTTCTTCGACATAGACTTCTTAGGATTGAAATTCTTCTTCACAACAGGTTCGGCCGCAACAGCAGTCTCAACGATCTCGGCCGATTCATTCTTCGTTACCTTCGGCATCTTAGGAGCCTGAGTCTTCTGGGTTTTCGGGGCAGGGGAAGGCGTCGAATCATCTACGCCAGTCCAAGGTGCCTTATCAGCCAACCATTCGCTGGGAATCGCATATTGTCCACGGCCAACACGAGTCTTAGAACCATATCCAATAGCGACAGAAGCGAACTCAGTTTGACCGATCGGATTAATCTTTCCGACAGCCTCAACATCAGCACGAGTGAAAGAAGAAGCATTCGGATGATTAGCCATCAGAGTCTCAACGAAAGCCTTCAGAGCGAGAGAACGATTTACCTTAGTACGAGCCATAATATATTTTCCTCAATTTTTGAATTTTTACTACTTCCTGATTACATTACCATTATACCTTTTCGGTACGAGGAAGTCAAGGACTTCCGAAAAATTTTTTAGAAGTTCAACATCTCCATCGGAACAGTCACAATCGTCCCAACACGATACAGAGGATAACGCAGATTCGTGCACTCAAGAACCTTGACATGCGCACGCTTCCGGGCGATCTTCGTGACAGTTGCAACGTACAACCCAGAATCCTTGGCAGACTTGAACTTCACAGCGTCACCAACATACATATCACGTTTGATAGCAGCACGCTTCGCTTCCTGGCGATACTTAATTGCAAATTGGATCTGAACCATATCAGCATCCGAAGCTGCCATAATAAAGTCACGAACGTCGGAGATAGTCGTCGTTTTCATACTTTCATTGTACCTTTTCTTGAGAATTTTGTCAAGGAGTTTGCGAAAAATTTTTTACAGAGTGTCGTACCAAACAGCAGTCTTCGGGAGACGCTTTTCCGGCATCACCACCGTACGATCAACACCACGCTTCGTAGCGTTCCACTTTCCCGCAGCCAAAGCAGTGCGGGTCGTATTACCCTGTCCGAAGATCACTTTCTGACCGTTCAATTCACCGACGAGGTAGAAGTTCATATTTTCCTTTGTCCTTTCGATCAACCTTACAGAACCATTATAGCTCGTCCATTTCGGTATAGCAAGGAATTCGTAAATTTTTATTCCCTTTGTTTTCAATGACTTGACTGTAAACCATTGATTCTAAAGAGAATAAAAATTTCACCTCTGTTCGAGAGCATGTGGAAGTCGAATCTAGAGGATCGCAAACGGCTCCTGGATGGTCCAGGACGAATCGCTGGTCCTTCGGTATACCCAGGGTATACTGATCCAATTGAAATTAAACCTTGTGAAGCCAAAATTTTTATTCTCTTTGTTTTCAATAGTTTACAGTCAAGTCGTTGAAAACAAAAGGAATATTTTTCTGAGAAAAAGTTGCTATTCCGAGAGCTCTTTAGTATACTGAATGTATGGTTAACAAAAACTCAACAATCGTTTCTTTTAATCGTGTTCAGAATGGTCTGTTCGAAATTCTCTTGAATGGGTCTAAAACGAATTGGGAAATCTTTAACGGACGTATGGGTGCTAGTGGTCGTGGGAATAATTTCTATGGTCTACATAATGTAGAAACTGGCAAGATTATCTGGGCTGGTTCGTTGGCTTTTGCGAAGCAAATTACTTCGGCTATGATTAAAAAATACGGAAAATAATAAAGGGATCCTAGGATCCCTTTAAAAATCATTCTGTAGTTTTCGTTGATTTTTGACTCAGTGCAGTATTCAACATAAGCACCTTTGTGATATCTTCAGAACAGTATATTATCCGATCAGTTCTCCAATTTACATCTCCCATCACACAATAGTACTTGAAGTACACATCTGATTTTTGTTCTACATAATAGGAATCAGATTTTCCTGATGCTGTAATACTTAGACCTATAACACCAACCAAAAATGATCCAATCAATAAATATCCAATCTTAAGATAATCCATTCCTTATCTCCTTAATTAAATAGAAACTCAGACCAGTCAGGATAAACAATTGCCTTATTTCTAAGGAGAGTTGTTTGTGTATGGATTCCTGCTTTTGTCGGCTTCTTTAATATTTTCATTCCCGCCTCTTCCGGTGTTCTATTTCCCTTCACAGTATTACATTTCTTACAACTAGAAACTAGATTATCCCACTTAGAAGTTCCGCCTCTTGATTTTGGCATAACATGATCAATCGTAAGAGAGCGTTCAGTACCAACTTCACCACAATATTGACACAAATAATTATCTCTTAAGAAGAGATTCTTTTTCGTTAGTTTATGTGAACGATCAGGAATCTTATGATAATTAATTAGTCGTATAACTGTAGGTAGAGATATCTCTGAAGATACTGATCTCCAAATATGAGAAGAGTATTTCTCGATAGTTGCAACACCACGATAAATCATCTTGATCGCTTTTTTAAGCGAACAAGTTTGTATAGGAAGATAAGAGGAATTTAAAATTAGAACATGCATTGGAGTGAATTTGGTGGCTGCAATCAGATTTGAACTGATATCTTGAGTTCTTCAGACTCATGCTGAATCCCATCCAGCGACATACAGCCACGTATTAATATTTATGTGCGTACATGATAATTGTACCAAATCTGCGTACGAATATCACGATTTTCGGTTTTAAGAAGTTTCTTCATTGCATTCTTTCGGGCAATCCGTTTTACGTCACGATCACGTGAGTCTTGCGCACAAGTAACAGTTCGCATCTCAACATCGTTGTAATAAAGTCTTGCTGTTGTTACACGCCTTCCATCTGCGAAGGAGTACATAAAATCAAGTCCAACTGGAACACTCTTACCATTATCTAGAATATCAAAACGAATCATAATTTATTCTCCTAAAATAATCTTTCGGTATACTTTTCTTGTTAGTTTCGAATCATATAAAGCATTATGAGTTTCAGTATCATCTACTTCGATTCCGAATGCCTTACAAACAGTACTTAATTTAAAATCTGGGAATTTAGATCTTTCTTCTTTAAAGAATTCTACAGCAAATGGAGCGATATCTATTGTAGGCCACCAAATATAAGAACCATAATATTCATCACCACAATTCTTAAAGAAAGCTCTCAGAAAGCTATCATCGAATGTTGAATTGTAACCAACCAAAAAGAATTTATCGCTCTTATCAAATCTACTCACGTATTTGTTGAATAATTTAGTGATCTCGATATAAGCTGCCATTGGCTGAAGAAATGTTTTCATTTCTTCTTTCGTGACTCTATTTATATCAAGAGATTCTTGCGACAACAGCTGTCCTGGAAATGGTTGTAATTTAAAATCGAATTCTTCTACAACTTCACCATCGATATCAATTAATCCAGCTAATTGAATGACTGCGTGTCTAGATGGATCTAGACCTGTTGTTTCTACGTCACAAAACAGGGTTTTAATTTTCTTAATCATATACATTTATCATATACTTTATGAGATAAAAAGTCAAGAATCCTATGTTTGGGAAATCTCATACTAAAGGAACAAAACTTAAAATGTCATTAGAAAGAGTTGGTCCTAAAAATGGTTCTTATGGAAGAAGATGGTTTTACAATCCAGAAACATTAGAGAATATTAAATGTTTACCAGAAGATAAACCATATAATTTTATAAGAGGAAGAAAGATTAAAAAATGATATCGAAGCGATGAGAATCGAACTCATATCTACTGATTCAAAGTCAGTTGCTTTGCCATTAAGCGACGCTCCATTAAACCGATCACATATTCACTATACTATATTCTTATTTATTTGTCAATTAATTTTTGGTGCCTCTTGGTGGTTACGATCCACCGTTGCACGATTATCAGTCGTGTCTTTTTCCATTAAAGTAAAGAGGCAATATAATCTTCAGTTAACATATTTGTCGAATGCTCTAGCCAACTGAGCTACAGAACCAAATTATCTAGGGGTAGATATTGTATCTAAATTTTTTCCTGAAAGAGAAACTCTAAGAAAATTATGCGCCCAAGAACGATCATAAAAATAAGATTTAGATTTCAAAAGATAATTAGACGAACAGTAGAAATCGTTATGATCACCTGAAAAACAATCTGATTTAATATGATTTTTTGTTCTTAACATAATATTTGGCGGCGAGTGTTGGATTCGAACCAACGGAAGTGTTACCTTCGACAGTTTAGCAAACTGTTCCAATAAACCTGACTCTGGCAACTCACCTGAAATCTGGAGGAAAGTGATAGCATCGAACTATTGACCCTAAAGTCACCACAGTTTTCAAGACTGTTTGGGGAGCCAACCCCGGCACCTTCCTTATCCTTTATTTAATTCTTCTTCAAACTTAGACAACGAATCTCGCAATTCTTTCCATTGTTCTTCTTCTAAAATAACTTCAGAATAATCTCCGAATCTTGATCGGAAACCGAAGATATATTTTATTGCCAAACCAATTCTGTGTAAGAGAGGCTTTGGTGACAGATGAGAAGAAAGATATACAATTCTATCTTCATGATCTGGAGACAAGAGAAAATGGTGATCTAGAGATCCACAATCGCATCTGAATATTATTGGTTTTGACATAATTTTATGGTGGAGCAGGTAGGAGTCGAACCTACATACCCGCAAGGGGCGTCCGGGTTACAGCCGGATACAGAAACCAGTCTCTGCAACTGCTCCAAAATTCTATTTATTAAACTTTAAATCCGTTCTCGTTACACCATTTAACTAATTCAGATAACTTATAATCAAACATATTACCAATTGGACTCTTTTCGAAGTTTTCGTCTCTGTTAAGAGTACCAGAAAAACTAAATCTAGCAAATGGATTCACCAATACTTTAAATTCTTCTTTCTTTTCTGCGTATTCTCTAACACCACAAACTAAACACATTCTCATCTCTCCATGAGAATCATCGTAATCGTGAGAATATGAACCACTATATGCTGTATATAGAATGATAACTTTAGAATGTTTACATTCATCAGCACAATCTTCATATTCTTTAAGGAGATGTTGTGAAGTGTTCAAATATTTATGATATTTTTCACGAATATCTTTTGCTAATTTTATGTAGTTCATAATATTTTGGTGGAATCTGACAGAATCGAACTGTCATTTTCTGAATGCAAATCAGAAGTTTTCCCATTAAACTAAGACCCCATCTATCTTTATTCAGTATACTATATTTTTAGTATTTTGTCAAAATTTATTTATATGCAATAATCAGTCGCCATACTATATTCTCTCCGTTACTTTAATTCTAAAAACAGGACTTAAGAATTCTGCACTATCAGCGACATATATTTTAACCGTATATTTATGGTATGAAAAGTCAGGAATTTGTTCCTTTATCTGATCACGAAACCACCAGTGAAAATAACAATCTTCTCCTGGTTCTGCTGAACGCTTTATTAAGCTCAATGCTTCTTCATGTGTTATATGTAAATCAAAGATCATAATTATTTCCCAACGATGCTTATAACTTCAACTTCAGCAGTATCTAGATCAATCTTAGCATAATGATTTAAATTTGTATCCAGATTCAGATTAATATCTCCTTGCGGAGTATTATACGACTGTGGCCTGGAATATGTAGAATGTCCAACAATCTGATTTAGAAATTCAATTTCTCGAAGAGAACACCAATCCATCCATGTAACACCACCATGTGTTTCCCATCCTCCACGATCTTTACCTGCACCAAGCCAAGTGTTATATTCATTCATAAAGATGGAATCTTTGATTTCTTGTTCTTTATATAAGAACCATTCCTTTACTGGTTCAGTCTCTACTATATCATAACCAGAACTACCCTTTAACATCTCATCAAAACAAAAGGGAGTAAAACTAGGGTGAAGACCAGCATGAGAGAATAGAAAATGTTTTCCAGCAATTTTTTCATATCTAAATGGTTTAATCTTTCTAAGAAAAGCCTTATCTAAGGTTGCATCTACAATTGATTGTTTCTGAGAAGACCAACCAGAACATCTATATTGATAGACTTTTGTAAAGTAGTGTGCGTCATGATTACCAAGTAAGAATGTGTATCTATCATTATCTACATTCTTATTTAGGAAATTACACATCTCTTTTGTGTTGAAATCATAATCAAACGAATCGAAATAATCGCCCAAGAAGATGATTTCTTTCGCATTCTTAGCATCTTCTGTTGACAGAATCTGTTTTAGACGATCTAAATTTTGATGAATATCTGAAATAATTAGATTATACATAATAATTTACACTTAGTTAAAATTTTGGTAGTCCCAACAGGATTCGAACCTGTATCTGACCAGTTATGAGCAGGCTGCTCTACCTTTAAGCTATGGGACTATATTATTATTGTTCTACTATAATTACGGTCCCTTCTACAAGACCATAGGCAGAATTTTCCTTAAAGATATGTGTCTTTGGTGCCTCAGATAGATCTCGCTTCGTAGTCAAATACCAGAGCGAGGGTACACTAGAACCTTGGGTTTTCCAAGTGATATATTCTAACTTTTCTCCTTTTTGGAGAGTGATGGTTTGTGTTCCACCAATCCTAGCAGTACGTTCATTCTGCGAACAAGACACAAGTGTTAAACACATTAAAGCAATAACAATGACAATTTTCTTCATATTTTCACCTATAAAATTTTGGTGCGAATGGTGGGGGTCGAACCCACAAGTCATTAAATGACGACGGATTTTGAGTCCGTTGCGGTTGCCAATTTCGCCACACTCGCATTTGGTACTGGAGGAGGGATTTGAACCCTCACCCTATTCGGACAAATTTCTAAGACTTGCGTGTCTGCCGTTCCACCACTCCAGTATACTAAATCTCCTTGATCATGAGAACAGAATCGTTAGTCTCATCAGCAATTTCCCATCCCTCAGCCTGGAGAACTTCCATACTCTTCCAATCATTCAAGTCAATCCACTGCTTAATCACTCGAAACATTTTGATTAACCTCTCTTTATTTAGTATAACTTACAGTTTACTTTTTGTCAAGCTCTTTATGTTCTACTTCCGGCGAAGGCAAGTCGTACCAGCGATATCCTCAAAGTCATCAATCGAATCGGCGAACGACAGGATATTCGCCATCTTAAGAACCATTCGAAGAGACAGCTCCCGCATCCGATTCGCATTATCCTTGATATAAGAGATAAGATATTCAACATTCTTATCGTTAAGACCGACGGTATAAGCCATATCGGTATTCCGAAGAACATCTTCGATTCGCAGGATGTACTCACGAGCCGAATCAAAGTTCAAATCGATATAGAACGAACGAGAGATAAGAGCCTGGAAGTGAGGAGCCAGGGACTTACCCTGAGCGATCATCGTCTCGAAGTTAAGATTCGTGATGAAGATCACCGACCCACGAAATTCAAAAGTCGAAGGAATCTCCTCACCAACCTCATCCATAAAGATCTTCTCAGATCCCCAGGTAATCATCCGACGCTTACCAGAATCAAGAGCAGTCTTCAAAAGATTCAAGGCAACTTCATCGCCGAAGGCAGAGTCAGCATCGTCGATAAGAATAACCGAATTGTCGTGACGATTATTCCAGAGTGCCTTGAAGATTCCAGTCGGCTTCACATATCCAGAGATTTTCTGATATGTGATCTTCGAATCATCAGCAGCAGACTCAAGCATTCCTTCGATCGTGTAGGTCTTACCGATACCAGCAGGACCGGAGACAATCATCGAACGAACCCGACCAGCAACAACGCCAGCAGCCATACGGTCTAGCGTCCGAAACCGACGACGCATAGAATCAAGCAACTCTTCGTCGGTCTTTTGTACAATAGAAGAAGCCACAGCCAAAGAATTAACAGAATCGGAAACGAATTCGGAAATGTCATAAACACCACGCCCAACCTTATTCTTCGTCAGGAAGCCAGGATTAATTCCATACTTCGCAGCAACAGTCATCATCTGATTGCGATTCACAGTAGGACCGAAATTGGCAACCAGTTCGTTAATCATTGAATTCTTTTTCGTATCGCTCATCACTCAACCATTATAGCGTACTGAATCGCAAAAGCAAATCTTTTCAGAAAAAATCTTCCCTTTAGAATCAATAACTTGCAGCTAAGTTATTCAAAACAAAGAGAATAAAAATTTGTAGAATCTTTCGTCCCATACCCAATTCACTATATGAACGCACCAAACGATCTGGGATGGGCCAGGCGACGCTGCTGGCCGTTCCGGTATACCGTAGTATACCCTGGACTCCGGCCTCGTCCTGCCACGTCCTGGGATCCGAAAGAATATTCTCTTTGTTTTCAATAGTTTAGCGCAAGTCATTCATTTTAAAGGGAATATTCTTTCGTAAAAATATTGCTATTGAAGCGAGTTCCGTTTTATAATGAATGTATGGTTATCAAAGGTACAGTTCCTGAATGCGACTTTACTGGGAAGAAGTACGATCC